TTCTATGTAGTTATTTGCATCTACTCTCCAGACAAAGCTATTAGTATATCCAGCTTTTTTACAATATATTTCCCACTTGCTTATAAAGCTAGTATATTCTTGACTTCTGACATATAAATCATCCTCATTATTGCTAGGATTTACTTTCATAAATCCTAATTTAGATATAGCCTCATCGACATACAATACTATGTAATCAGTAGTTATGCCAAAATAATCAATCCAACCACTAACTGAACCAACATATTTTTGAAAAGGATTATAATAATTAGCATAGTCAACATCTTCTCTACATAATTGACAATATTGGAAAGTAATATAGGCATTTTGGGCGTTAACTGTAGAATACCACTGGAAAACTATATAGGTTATATCATCCCAACCAGTAGGCGCGCCTGTCGTTGCAAAGTCTGATTTAGCCGGTCTTTTAACATTCCATCCCGTAACACAAGTAGCAGCAGCATAAGTTACATTATAATTATTGGCGTTATCATCGCCAAGCTTATAAGTTACTGTATCAATTTTTGTTACATCTGATATATAAAAAACACATAAAATAATGTCGTCTGTTGTCGAAGCAAGGCCACTATTAAAAGTCGCTAAATTTAAACTAGTAATGTTTTTCCACATGCCAACAAATGAAGCTGTATTATCTGATTCCAGTGTTTTTATAGCATTCTTTCCCATTGTATTATTAACTGTATCATTACTTAAAGTAGTCGATGCCCAAGCGGTATATTCTGCATAATCCGTAAAATTATCAACCTCTTTACAGTTATTATGGAAAAAATATTCAAGTATATCATAAGCATTTAAAGTCTGTGACCGCCAAAATTCCCCATCTAATTCCGCTAAAATATCCCATGCAGCCTGTAAATTAACGTCATTTATTGCAGGCACGCCACCGTTAGACCATGTTAAAGGCATAAAATTACCGAATCCAGCCATTTACAACACCTCTTTATCTTTTGTTGTGACTTGCTTTTCATCGTCCCCGGTTTTTTTAGCTGGCATGTAATTTTTATTTACATTTTTCTTATCCAAAAATACTATATCAATAATATATTTGGCTTCTTTTTCTGTGATTTCAACAGTTATTTCATTGATTTTATAAAAATTATCCTGTCCATTTAATTCTTTTAATAAATCCATTAAAAATAAATCAGTATCTTTTTTTGTATATACTTTCACTAATTTAGCCATAATAGTCCCCCTTTAACTTAAAGTTACTGTATATCTTATAAGTAATTCGACCGCACTTGTTTTTGTGTAATTCCACAGTACATGCGAAATTAAAGTACCAGTATCTACAGAAGCGTTCGCAGTATTTCCGCCAAATATTCCTAGTTCTTCTATAGTTGTATTTCCTTCCCCACTTGTTATATAGAAATCAGTAACAATCTCCCCATACGTTGGCGGTGCGGTCAATCCTCTGGCTATATAAAAACTTCGATAGTATTCAGAACCAAGCAAGGTATCACCAACAGCAACCGCGGTGTTATCTGTTCCTAATCCTAAATACCGAATATCTATATTTGGTACATATCCAGCCAAAATCCCGATCATTTCATCAAGAAGTAAATTAGTAATTATATTTTTAAATTCTTTTATTTTTTTCCCATTCTCAAATATTTCATACTTCCCTATTACTTTTATTTTATTATTTATATTCAATCACTAGCACCCCCCAAAATATTAATAGAATCATTATTTGGGAATAATAAATCATCAGGGAATAACAAATCAGCAGGGAATAACAAATCGTCGTATTCTGTAGCCTCATAAGTACCAGCATAGCTAATTGTTTCGTCAATTTCCTCTAGTACGACAATCAATTCACCTGTGCCTGTCTCGACATACTCAGGCTTGAATTGTTTCTTGAAAAATTCTTCCCAACCTCCAAGAGCTGCCCCATCAAGAACTTTATAATGATATACAATATTATTTTCATCAATTTGTGATGAATCCCATGTTATGCTTTCCACCAAAAACATCTCATTTATTCCTAAAACACTATGTTTCAAGCTAAATTGCTCCATTGTATTGTATATTTTTTCATATAGGTCAAAACTGCAATAATCAGCGCTATTGCTATATTTATTTAAAAGTTCTTGAGTAAATAACATTGCATCCGGAATAGAATTTAAATTATCATTTTTTACATAATGTTCATAAATTCCAACCGATGCTATTTCAACAGGATTTTTGGCACCAACTAGAATCGGGACCAGTCCGTAATAATTAATTTTAATATCAACACCAATCGCCAAAGCAGCATCCGAATCCGAAGTTGATATAATGTTACTGTTATAAGTCCAAAGCCATTGAAAATCGTCATCCGAGTCAATCCCCTTTACTCCTACAGTCTGGTCTACTCCATCAACTTCAATTCTTGGAGTCTTAGCAATTGGGAATTTTACTGTAAATGATTTTATAGCCCCATCTGCTGCTGGCGATGGGATTTCATTTTCCCTCAGATTTGTTAATGTTTGATTACCTCTGACAAACTGGTAATTTCTATAATTGGCAATAGAACTTTTAGATCTAAAATTATAAAATCCAAATGGACTTGTTAAATTATCAAAATTTATTGGATTTACTACATAGCCTATCGAGTGAAAGTTCAATAACTTATCTTTGTCGATATTCCATATGTAGCCATATTCAGCTAGTATGTCAAGGCACTCGTAAATTGTTAGATAGTTAAATATCTGATTTGATAAAATAGGTAAATTTACTTCTATATTTCCTTCCCGGATCCCAAAATCATAATCTGTATTTACTATATTCCCTAAATACCTATTAATTAAATCTTTTACAATATAATCTATAGTTCTATTTTCAAAGGCTATTTTAGCCAAAGCCCTAGTCGCAATTAAAGAATTATCATCGATTTTTAAATCATATCTTGCTTCGTTCTGAATTTCTTCGTATTTTTCAATATCCACTATTACACCACTCCATAAATGGACATCTAAAGGGGAATAAAGTTCTACCAATTTATGCTTTGCTATTGTTGCCCCCCTATCATCCGAAACAATACATTGCATACCAGACTTATAATTTATTCTTTCCTCTACATTCCAGCCCGGTTCCATTTGTATCTCATATTCACAAATATTATCATTGTCATTGTCAATTAATAATTTGTATGGCATATTATCCCCTCTTATTCCCTATTGTACTTTGCAATCTTCGAACAACTGGATCCATCATTTTATCTATATCTTGTTGATTGAAAAATTTAGGGTTATTGATTACTAATGCGATCTTTTCTTGTAATCTGCTATTAGTAGAAGTTGAAAACCCGGTATTCACTCCAGCCATTGACATATTTTTAAAATTATTAAAATTTAAATCGCCTGCAATTTTTTCAACTGATTCTCTTAATAATGCCCGTTTACCTAACATTGTTTTTGCCAACATCATCATTAAATTAGGCATCCATTTATCAGATTTGCTTCCCGGCCCTTCTTTTGTTGGAGAACTAAAGCCAAGGAAATTACCTATGATTCCAGCACCTTTGGCGACAGTGTTTTTCAAATCTCCAAATTTTGATTTAATACCATCTATTAAGCCACCAATCAAGTTTTTTCCAGAGGTAAACATAGTTCTTGCCAATGATTTTATAGGATTTGTTATATATCCAACTACATTATTTATTCTACTTTTTAAAGCTGGTATTTTATTATTTACACCATCTATAATTCTTTTTATTATTTCTCTTCCAGTAGCTATTGCAGCCACAAAAGCAACTTTTCCAGCCCCAACCATTACATCGACAATTAGCTTACCAAGCTTGTCTATAAATTCTTTTTTCTTTTCCTTATTACCCTCAGATACTTTGTCAATCATGCTACGCCCTGAACTTTTAATTATATGTTTTTTAGGCATTGCAGTAAACCAGCCTTTAATAGCCCCCCACCATCCGTCTAATTTTTCAGATATTGCCTTTTTCCCATCTTCAAAAGATTGTTTTAATGATTTTATCCAACCATTAAACCATATTTTTATATTTTTTTTCTGAGCTTCAAACCATTTACTTAATGTTTCTTTCCATATTTCAAATTGCCTTTTATTTTCTTCGTTTTGTTCATTTGTCCATTTGACAATAGCTGCCTTCCATCCTTGCAAAAGTTCTTTTAAAGTTGATGGCATATTATTAAACCATCCTTGAATAGTCGCTTTCCATTCGCTTAATTTGGTTACTATTCTATCTTTAATTTCATTAAATTTATTAGATACTATTGTCTTTATTTCATTAAATTCCTTGTCAAATGTTGCTTTAAGCTCCATTATTTTAGCTTTAACCCTTTTTACAAATTCAACAACTTTATCAGCAGTCTCAACAACTTTTATACCAAAATCAACAAGGGTTTCAATTATTTTCATTATCTCTCTTCTGTGGTCATATAGCCATTTTGTTACTTCTTTTACTTTGTCAACTAAGAAATTAAAAGCTTTTATTAATTCTACTTTTATTTTATTAGCAAGAATTAAAATTTTATCTTTTAAGTCAACAACTTTAGCAATAAATTTTATAGCCTCTTCTCTTGAATATCCAAATTTTTTGATAAGGATATCTAAAGCTTTGTTTGTATCACCTTTTAAGATACTTATAAATACTTGTATAGTGTTTTTTATGCCTTCTATTGCTAACTTTAAAAGGCCAGCTTTTTTAGCTACTACAATAAAAACAGTAATCAGAGACACCCATTCAGCAATAACAACACCAACAACACCAACAATTATTAATAAAGGCGTGGATAATGCCCCAACAAAAGTTATAATACTACCAATTGCCCCAATTAAAGAACCAAAAACAATTAGTAATGGGCCAACAGCAGCAGCCAATAACCCAATAACAATAGATACTTTTTGCATGTGTGGGTTTAATGTCGAAAATCTATCTAAAAGCCTATTTAAAATATTTACTGCTTTTGTAAAGAATGGCAATAATATTGTTCCCATTCTTGCCCCAGTTTCTTTCATTCCTTCCGAAAAAATTCGCATTTGATTTGATGCCGATGCTTGGGTTCTTTCAAAATCTCCAACTGAGTTTTTTGAGGCCTTCATAATATAGTTATATCTTAATTGTATTTTTTCGGCTTGTGTCATTTCTTTATATGTCTTTTTAATCCCTGTACTTAATGCAAATTGTTCTAAATTGGCAACCGTCATTACTATGCCAAGCCGTTTTAGTGCTTCTGTTTCGCCTGTATAAGCACCTGTTAAAGCAATATGAATTTCATCAGGTTTCATATTTTTAAAAGATGCCATATCACCTGTTAAGTTAACTAAATTCATAGCCATTTTTTGTGCTTCCGTTCCTGATAATCCCATTGCAGTTCCCATGTCACCATAAACAGATGCCATATCAAGAGCTGTCCCCTTTGCTAGACCGATGGATTTCAAAGTTTTGTCTGACCAGTTTAAAACTTCTTGAGTTCCATTTTTAAATACTACCCCTGTTTTGGATACTGTTTCGTTCATGTCGGATGCTAATTTTATACTGGCACCCATTGCGCCCAAAATTGGAAGGGTAACAAAAGTTGATAAAGATTTTCCAGCCGATGATATACCACCGCCAATTTTTTTA